TTACAGGAGCAGTACTAGAATCTCCGTTAGTGATATTGACATAATTAGCACTAGAAGAGACACCATCTAAATTTAATACTGTGTTTCCATTACTATCATGAACCGTACTTATAACAGGAGTTGTGAGAGTTTTATTTGTTAACACGTCTGTTGTAGTTTTTAATACTACAGTTCCAGATGCATTAGGTAAGTCTATATCACGATTACCAGAGAGCGTTGAAGTTCCAAATGTGCTATTGTAGACTCCATTAGTGAAAATAAGATTTCCATCACTATCAGCAGTCAGATTGTCAGTAAAATAAGAGTCCTTACCGCCAAGTCGATTCCACACATAGGTAAAATTTGTATTAATTTTATCTGCAGCATCACGCAGGGTATCGCCAGTCCCATCGTTCGCAATAGTGCCGTTTTGTAATACCTCTCGGGTTTTTGTTGCCATTTCTAAAGTTCCGTTTGATTCTAACTGTTATTTATAGTAGGACGAATCAATCTCCTGGATCGCCCACAATTAAATTAGGATACTCTACATATTGTATTAAATTTTGTTCATTATCTCCTAACAATGCAGTTTGATTTCCTAGTCCATCACTGTCATTTGAATGATACGATCCATCACTGTCATATCCATACCATCTTCCTTCATCAAGGCGATTAATTATATTTGACAGATCAGCATAAGTATCGTCTAGAGTGCGCCCATTAATATCATCTGCATCTGCAATTGATCCATATTGAGTATGCCAATTATCTATGTTTCTAGGATTAAACATATCATTGACTCGAGTCCTAATCCTGTCTCCATATGGTCCAGGACCAATCTCTGTTATAGATGTTGTGTAGATTCCAAGACCACCACGCTTGTTGTTGATAGGTGCACGAGTAACAATCTCGACAGGAGGGGGCGGTTCAATGATAGTTGCTCCTTTAATCCCTAAGTCAAAGACATCAAGGATTGAAACTTCGCCAGCAAGAAACATACCTGCTGGGTGAACAAACGTTTTATATGCGTCTCTCCAAGTCGGAACGCCAATAGGAGCAGATATCAATAATCCATACAACTGGAAAAATCCAGCATTAGTTAATTTTTTAAAGGTTATGTCTGATCCGATAAGAGTTTGTGTTCTAGTTGTTGAGAATATCTTTAAATTGCTACCTGTTGGGACTAATCCTGTTGTGGCAAGTTCTGATAACTTACTATCAGAAGAATCTAATCCAAGTCCAGCACTATCAAGTTTTTGGAGTTCAATAAGTTGTTGAGAAAAATTGACTAAGTAATCTGTGTCTTGCCTTAATTGAACATATTCGCCATCACTATCTGTCATTGATACAATATGGGTAGAACCTTTGAATGTATAAGGATAATTGCTTGTTCCTATAGCACCTAATCCTGAAAAAACTTGTGTATCATTTTCTGGATCGCCCACATAAAAAACTTCATCTTTACCATAACGAACATCAATATCAAGACCAAAGAAAACACGAAAAAACTGCTTAATTGAAAACTCTGTTCCCTTTGAACGATATAGTAGGTTTGAGAATTGAAGCGAAGTCCTTTTATCTTCAAATCCCTCATAGTATGGTTTGCCTAGCAAAAGTTCGGTGGCAATAAAATCCAATAACTCAACTTTCGCACCTTGAACATCTCTTGAAGTAAGAAGATCATTTACCTTTTCTGCTGGATTATTATTCTCTTCAAATGATTTAAAATATTCTTCAAGAAATTTAATTAGGTTTGGATATTTGCTGTCAAAGTGAGCAGGCAAGGCATCATACACAATGCCAATTTTGTCTACAGTTAGATCGCGCCGATACTTATCTGTTAAGGTCTTATCAATAGACATTAGATTACCTTGTATCTACCGCGACTGTTTGTACGAAAGACTCTTCTGGATCGTATTTGATAATCGTATTAAGTTTCGCTTCAACTACAGATTGATTTGCAGGAACAGCAAATATTTTTACAAAATTTCTACCAGCTGTTATAGATTGTATCGTAAGGTTAGTTATAACTACCCTTCCTGTGGAAGAAAAATATTCTCCAATACTACTCACCAACACCTTTTCTCCCACAGTCACCAACTCTAATGTACTTGAAGGTGTAGTATTAAAAATTACTGGATTAGCACCTTCTGCAGATACCTTAACCCTTTCATTAATTTTATTGCGGATAAAACATTGCTGGTTCTTATATGTGAAGATAGAAGAATAGACTGAAGGTTCTAATGAATCAGTTGCAGGTCTAATTGAAAAAGGAAAGGTTATATCGTAATTTAGAGGTAACGTTAAAGTCGGAAATATTCTTTGGTGTGCAAAAACATTTGCCCTTGAAGACAACACCGAAGGATCAACAGCATCTATTCGAGTTAACATATTTGACCTTCGAAATACTTGGTCAAACTTCCCTGTATTTTCTAGAAAATATTGATCAATTGCACTTGAAACATTTGCTCGAACAGTAGATTCACTTAATCCAGTCAAAGAGCGGTTCCATTGGAAAAAGGTTTGTGTACCAATATATGTTGTTTCTGGATCAGTAAACCTCAAATCAAAAGATGCAATAGAATATTCATCTACGAGGTCAAGGATTCCTTGACGAACTTGAGATATAGTAGAATTACTTAATTCAGGTTTAAATACAATAGAAGTGAAAACAGAACCATAAGCAGGTTTTGGATCATCTTCTCCACCCCAAGACTTTATATCGTCAATAAAGGTGTTATATTTTTTTAGTATTAGTGCAGAATAATCGTTAGCAGTAACCATTCGATTCTGAGAAGCATATTGGAACGGCGCATTCTGTCGGATAGATTCTATTCCTTCTTTATCTGCACCTCCACTAGATCTTGAAATAACAGATAAAGTAACATTTGAAGGATCAACAGTATAATCTAATCCGTTAATATCAGACAAAATAATTGATGATGCTAGTTGTAACGAAGGAATATTGTCTGCATCCTTTCCATTGGTTCTAAGATAATTAACACTAACCACTTGTCCAGGAGTAGGAGCGACACCTAAAGAGTTACCATTACCAAATGATAACTCATAATATCCATTAGGAGATTCTTGAAGTACATATAATCTAGAATCCTCTCGGATCGTCGTTGCATCTATTAGGTCAGTATAAATGGTAAACCCACTACCACCGTCAACATTTGCAGAAAGTTGATTCTCAAAAACTTTAACTATAGCAGTTCGAATGTCCATATTCAAATCAGGAATAACATAAATTGCTTCTGTCTGCGCTCCTACTAAAAAGTTTTCAGTCTTGACAACTCCTTCAAAAACTTTTACAGGAAGTTCTGGATCAGCAGTTGGTGCGAATGTGTAGACACCAGAAGAAGCAGATGCAGTTATAGATTCTCTATTTGTGAATGTATAATCAATTCCGTCTTTGCTTCCTCGTAAAACTAATGACCCTGCCTGCAAAGTTTGTGTTTGTAGAAGATTAGGCACACCGCTGAGAGACAATGTCAAAGTAATCTGGCATTCAGAAGATTTTCTTGAATTTGGAACATATCCAATAGATTCTGCTAAGGAAACAACAGATGGTCTGAGTTGTGCTGTTTTAAGAAACGATTCATTAAGAGCAAAATTTGTGATTAGACCATTATAGTGTGTATTGTATGACAAGACATCAAGGAGGTTAGATAAACCAGAACCTTCGAAATCATAGTCATTAAATTCCCCTGATTCTTTTAGGAAATTTTTGAGATTTTCTTTAATACTATTAAAGTCTAACTCAGTCGATTTGATTGTAGTTGCCATGTTAGCGTAACCTATTCATGTTGACTGCTGCTGTGAATGTTTCTTCAGAGTTAAGTATTCTAAACTCTACTTGAATGTAAACAGAATTATCAGCAAATGATCTGATATTTTGTGCACCTCTTGGTATCTGTTCATTACCAGAATAAAATCTAACTTCTGTTATTTTTGCTCTTGGTTCGTCTTTTTCTACTGCTTTTGTAATTTGTTCTCGGATAGCGGATTCAGAATAATTTGCATCCAATTCAAATAACATTGATCTAATATTGGCACCAAAAAATGGGCGGTATGGTTTTTCTAAATGGTTCGTCAACAATATAGTTTCAACAGATTGTATTACTGCTGCAGCGTCTGTTTTTTTAAAAACATCTCCCTGCCTAACGCCCTCCTCATTCAAGGATCCGGATTTTACTTTAAAACTAAGATCTATGTCAGAATAAAATTTTTGTTTACTCGTGACAAGAGTCTTATCTGTTAATCCTGGTGTTATTCTTTTGAGTGCCATATCTATGCTGGGTTTCTTGTATCAATCTATTTAGTCGGTTACTTCGATTAAATCAGATCCAGACAACGTTTTACGATTGAAGTAAGTGCTGACTTTCTGTTGAAATGTGACCTTGAAATCTACGTCAACTTTTGGCATAACCACAATTAATTGTTGAGTCATTATATTATCTGGGCGAGTCATATCATAATCAAGACTCAACTGATCAAAGAAAAACGTATCACGAATGTAAAGCGCCAAATCAAATGTCGCAGGATACTCAATTTTACCTCTGGTATTGTAGAGAGTATAGACTACTGCTCGTCCCTCGTACTTCAACTGATTGATCGGTTCTCCAGAAAGAATAATAGATTTCTGAGTTCCACCACCATCGTCTAAACGATATGGTTCTCTCCAGTAATATGATTCTGCTGGTTCAGTCTTTCCGTTAAATTTCTCGCGAATTCCGTTGGCGGGATTATAATATCCTTCAGTCACCTGTAATCTATAGTTCTTAAATTCTTTAGCAGAGGCGACACCCTCCATAAACCATGCGTGAAGATAATATTGTCGCGCAAGATCTTGTCTTTGTTTTAGGGTTGGCACATAGTCTAAAGAAGATCTAGATCCAGGAGCACCAAAGAATTTTGACAACGTGCTAGATTTAGATAAACGAGTCTGACTGTTAATAGGTGCTCGTTGATTATCTGGGTTGTACACAGGGTCAGCAACTATAGTTCTATTCACCGCACCAACATTTTTTGGTAAGAAAGATTTTGATGCCCTCTCTACTGGATTTCCTAATAAACTATATCCAAATCTTGCTTGAGGAATACTAGTTCCAGTCCTTTTTATTTCATATGGAAGAATTGGTGCTTCTGTAGAATATAAAGGTGACAGACGATTCTCATCAAGCAATGATGCTATGCATAGAGGACCATTAGTTTGTTCTTCTGGTGATGTTGCCGCATCATTAGCACCATCCATAGTTCTCAATTTAGAACGTATTTCTGGAGTTTTTGGCGTCCAGTTAAAATAATGACTATAAGTATCGGTTTTTGCAATCTTTGCTTCGATCGCTCCATCTTCATCCACATAAACTTTTCGGACAGCATATGGCGATGCTTTGTTCCAAAGTTCCCACCAGTTAGTTGGATTTGCATAGTAATCGTATAAAGGTTCATGTGCATTTTCTGCGTCTGGCCAATTTGCCATGAGACCTGATCCAATATCAGGATCTTTATTAACCCAACCATCGCCCCAGTTATCAACAGAAGCAAATACAACATGGTTATCCTTTGCCGTCCAACCCCATTCAAACTTATAATTTGGTTTTGAATCCATAGGTGATGCTGTAAATGGTATAGGAGTAACTGCTCCTGTGCCGCCAGCTGTCGCTGTCTGCTCTGCCCAATCAGCAGCAATGGCAGAATGAGAGTGTTCTGCAAATTTAGAATATTTGGCGGTCCATGCTTCTAATGCGCGCCCAACTAGATTACCATGGAACACAGTGTCTTTGCCTTGACCGTCTTCACTTCCTGTATAAAGAGCACCAAAATAGTGAAAATTTGGTCCACCAATTTTACCTTTGTTCCCTATAATCCTCATATCAGGTGCAGACAATGTAGTGAACTTACCAGAGGCAGTAGTTACATGATCCTCTGCTGATATACGAATACCTCTCTTAGCATTCGGTAAAATATCTCTTCCAGAAATAATGCGAACATCTTTTTTGGTTACGATCTTATGTTCGCTTGAGGTATAATCAAGGCGATCTCCCCAGACTTTCACGTCTTTGTTGCCGCGAACGATAGTCTGATGAGTGTCTCCTGTTTCTGTAATATATGTTCCATGAACTGAGTGATTATGATTTGCACCAATATCAACATTAAATGTTCCTCCAACGACAAGGTTATAGTTGCCGTTGACCGTCAGAGTTAAATCTCCGTCATAAGTGATGTTGCCTTGACCAGCGACGACTAGTTCGTGATCTCCTCCAGCAACCTGTATTTGGTGCGTTCGAGATACAACAGCAACTGATCCATCCTGCTTGAGTTCTACACCAGCACCAGTATGATGCTTTATCAATATGCGCTCATTTCCTGGGGTGTCGTCTATTTCAAATGAGTGTCCAGAAGGAGTCTCATTTGCTTGATTAAATGGAAAGATAGAAGTAGAACCAAATGGAACATCAAAACTGACACCCATTGTACTACCACCAATCCAAAGATCATTTATTTTAACACCGCGACTTGCTGCACTAGTATTTGATTGAAACCAGTTGTATCGATTCGGGTACTCACCAGTTGGGTCTACAGTCCCGTCGATTGGAACACCAGTAGTAAGTTCTGGACTAATCTTTGTCGGATCATTAATCCGATCAGTTAATTTGTTATTTCCTGTAGTCATTAAAAGTTTTTCTCCAAAACGTCAGGGTCTTTTATAAGTTCAAATGATTCTAAATCTTGAGGTGTTACCCCAATCTGTTGACCCGCTTGTTTAGAAATTATGTCATCAGGAGAAAGGGCAGGTTCAGTTGATGGATCTCTATAAAGACTTTGTTTATTGAAATTGTTATACACATAGTCTCTTACATCAAACCCTGGATCCTCTTGAGAAGGATCTATGTCCATATGCCCTAGTGCTTGTCCACCTGGATATTGATTAAAGAATGTTCGAAATATTTGATACAAAGTGTTGTATTGAGATCGTGTGATGCTTCTTGGAGATGTGGTTTGTACGATATCCGTTGTCCCTGTTGAAACGTTGACACCGCCAACCAAGCACACTCCTATAGAAAATGCATTATGATTATTGTCTGGGCAATGAGAACCAACGCTGTTTAAAGGAACTCCTCTTTCAATCGAACCATCTCTTTTTACAATAAGGTGGTATGCATTATCTCCAGAACCAGTAATTGTTGTCAATTGATTTGCAGTTAAATTAGAATTAGTGAATGTTTCTGACCAATGCACTATAATCTCAGATATATCTCTAGTCAACCCACCCATCTCTGCTTCAAGTTCTTCAATAGAGGAAATATATTGCCCTCCAGGAAGTAAGTCTTGGAATCCAATCTCATACGGAGCAGGACCAACTACTTCTAACACAGTTTCTTCAGTTAGACCCAACATTGTCGCCTCAAGCACATCTGCCAGAGAACCGAGATCTCTCGTTGAACTTTCAGATCCAGTTGCACTTTTTAAAATTTGTCCTGTCAGAGAATTTTTATCTGCTTTAGTTAATTTGCCGAGATCAATAATACCATTACCATCTGCAAGAGATGTTATAGAAGGAGGAAGATTAGATCCAATCTGGTCAAGACTAGCGAATCCATTTCCGCTAATAACTTTAGAGAGAAGATTTGTAGTAGCACCACCAACTGATGCTTGGTTACCAAAAGCGTTTGTTATTCCATTACCTTTCAAAACATTATTAATAACATTATTAGCATCATTGATAACACTGTTTGCTGCATTCTGGGCAAATCCTGGAAGTCCAAGACTACGCAACT